GAATTGGTGGGGGACTTGTTTGTGTATTTCCTGGCGTTGTTGGAATGGATCCACTCGCTCCACCTGGTCCACCTGGCACCTGTACTGAAACAATCTTTTTAACTGTTGCAATACCTGAAGCAACTGCGGCTGCTGCGGCAATGGTCGCAAGAGTTGGACCGATCACAGGAATACCAACAAGTGATTTGTAGGCAGAAACTGCAGATTGGTATGTGTCGATTGTTGCCTTTGCAACTGCGAATGCTTTACCAGCAACTGTGTCCTTACCAACAATATTGGAGAGGTTTCCAAGAGCGTCAGAAATAAGACCAACTTTGTCTTGTTGAGATTTTACTTCGAGTTTGTCAAGTTCCCTTTTTGCTTTTGAGTTTGCTGCAGATCTCTTATTGAATTCATCTTCAGAGATTGCATTGTTGGCTCTAAGAGTTTTTAATTGATCGTTCTGATTCTGTAATGCAGTTCTTTGTTCTTCATAAAATGCAGAATCGAATCTTGCAAACTCACCATACTTCTCTTCGATCTTTGCGGTCTCAGCAGAAAACTGATTGTCAATAATTGACAAGATCTGATCAGAATATGTCTTCCTAAGTTGTACTCTTTCTTGTTCTGAATAGTCAGTTGAATTGGTAAGTTCTTGTTGGAGTGCTTGGTAGGCTTCTAATGATTTTTCATAATCACCTTTTGCATCATCAAGTTGTTTTTGTAACTCATCCTGTTTGTCTTTCTTTCTCTTCTCAGCATCAGCCTTGATTGCATCATCGAGTTGTTTTGCATACTTAGCTCTGATTACTTCCTTCTGTGCTTCTGTAAGTTCAACATTGGAAAGTTCCTCTTGCATACGAGCATCAAGAAGAGTTTTCAGTTCTTCTCTTCTCGTATTCTCTTTGTCAATTTCAAGTTGAATTTGTGCATCAAGATCTGCTTCCCTTTTCTTCTTTTGTTTTTCAGCATCAGCATTTAGAGCCTCTTCCAATTTCTTTGCATACTCTTGTCTGATGACTTCTTTCTGTGCTTCAGTAAGTTCTTTGTTGTCAAGTTCAAGAGCCATCCTCTGATCCAACAGTTTCTTGAGGTTGTCTCTACTTGTATTTTCTTTCTCTGTTTCTAACTTGATCTTTGCATCAAGATCGGCTTTTTGTTTCTCTAATTGTTTTTGTCTGAGTTCTTCTGCTTTCTTTGCTGCATCTTCTGCATTTTTTTGTCTCTCTTGTGCATTTGCTTTCTCAGTTTTGGTTTGTTCCTTTGTTCCTGCATTGAAACGAGCATAAGCCTGATCACCAGCCTTAACAGCATTCCCAATCGAACCAGCAACTTGTGTAACACCTTCTGTGATGGAGTCCCAATCAAATGTAAAAATACCTTTGAGTGTTTTTCCCACGCCGACCCCCACATCTTTAATGAGAGTGAATAAACCAAATAAAACAGAATAGAATACCCCAATACCTTTTGTTAAAGGTGGGAGAATGTAATTGACCATCTCAACAAATGCGTCGAGAAGTGGTTCCATTGCTCTGAATATTCCACCAAGAATTTTTTCCAAACCAATAAACAATGGTTGGAGTTTCTTCATCGCAGATTCATTCTGACTAAATGCAGCAACAAGACCACCAAGTGCGGCAACAATTAGACCAATGATTGAGGCTTTAAGAGCGGTATTGAATGAGGTAAATGCAACCTTCATTTGGTTGATCCCACGACCAACCATACCAAGTGGACCACCGGCATTTTCAAGTGAGTCAACCCAATCCGATGCACCTTGTTTTGCTCCTTTGAGAGCATCTTCCATGTCATCGATCTGTGCTGTCAGTTTCTTAAACTCATCTGTACCAGCAGCAGTTTCTTTGAGTTGTTTTTTTAATTCCCTTAAATTCTTGAGACTCGGTTCGAGTTCGAGGTTGACATCAACATCGACTTCAACTTTCTTTTTGGTTGCCATCTTTAACTAAATTCAGAAACTCAAATAGATGTTTATTGTCAACGATTGTTGGAAATAAATCTTTGAGTTCCTCTATGTTGAGGTTTATTGTTTTTGGTTCGGATGGAGTTATTACCTCTTCCCCATTTTCAAATATAAATTTCATCATATACAAATTTTAACAACATTGACTCGCATCGACTGTGATGTATATGTTCTGTGTACCACTAAAGAAGTGTGAGAAAGAACAACTACCTGTTGAGTTAGGACAGTCAGCCGTGTCACCATTTATAGAACAAGTCAATAAAGTTGTAAATGTAACTATGTCTCCAAGTTGTAATCCTGAGATCGTTGCAAAATATACACAACTTGAAGAGATCGGTTCACCAATTCCTAAGTATGGTCCACCATTGATTGAATAACCAAATTCTTGACTTGAATTTATGTACCTACCATAAACATATAATTCTCCTCCGCTTGGTGGTGTCTCACTTGGTGTTGGGGTGTTTGATGGAGTAACGCTTATTGTCGGGGTGTTTGATGGTGTAACACTCGGAGTTGGCGTCGGTAGACAAATTCCCATCTGAGTCAGTTGAGTTCCATTGTCACTATATGGATTTGCAACAGAATCACAATTACAGAATTCTCCTGATTCAAATTGACTCACAGCAATTGTTTGACTTGTTCCATTCTGACAAGAATAATAATGAATTACATCACCTTCTAATGGAACATTACTATAACTCCATGTGTTACAAGTTGTGCATACGAATGTTGCAGTTGGCGTAACTGTCTGAGTTTGTGTTGTGGTAGGAGTGTTCGTATTAGTCGGACTATTAGTAGGGGTTGAAGTCGGAGTAACTTCTGGAGTTCGTGTATTTGTTACTGAAGGTGTTGGTGTCATCGTTGGAGTCCTCGTTGGTGTACTTTCAGGAGTTTGTGTATTGGTTGGTGTAATTGATGCTGTATTTGTTTGTGTTACGCTCGGTGTCAATCCAATTGTTACTGAAGGTGTTGGTGTCATCGTGGGTGTCCTCGTTAAAGTTGGTGTTTGTGTCTGCGTAGGCGTTCTTGTTGGTGTTCTTGTCACAATTGGTGAAGTAGAACAACTTGGTGGGTATACAATAACTGCATCTCTTCCAAATAAATCCCAACCACTCGGGTATAAATAACCATCAACATTTGTAAAACCAGTTGCGAATGTTCCATATATTGTACCATCCAATACATTTGTACAACCTGAAAAACCTGTTGAATTTAGTACGGCAAAATTTTGATTTATTTCTCTGTATACAATTATTCTATTCAGACTCGATGAACTGAAAGTTGCAGTATTTCCAATTGCAGGAGATCCACAAATTACAGTAGTTGTTGCACCCGAAATATAATAGGACTGTCCGTATACTCTTTGGTATACACCAGCAATAGATGCTGAACCTGAAATTGTCAAATAATTACATACTGTGGTTGGTGTAACTGTAGGCGTGAAGGATGGTGTTGGACTATTGCTCGGAGTAACTGAAGGCGTCGGTGGATTACATGGACCATTGATCTTGAAATAATCACAAGTAAACAATGGGTAGTTTGTGTCCATACAAATTGTTTCTCCATAGTTCAAATAAAACATTCCAGTTACACCATTGCAAGTTGTTCCCGAAATCTCAATCGAGCCTCCATATGGACCATCATTTTTGTATGCTACACAATTCATATTATTAAATAGTTTTTAAACGAAACACGCTGTATTACAGTTTGATGATCCGAATGTTGACAGGATCAAACCAGGTCCAAACGATGACACAGGAGCACTAATCTCATACACAAATCCTGAGTAGTTTTCATCAGGGTAGAACCATCCCAAGTTTACAGTTGTTCCTGCAGGGAATGCAACCAATACAACGGTTGAAACTAATGTACAACCAGGGAATATACATTGGTATTCATCTGCGTAATAATAATCATATGCTCCACTCGATGTCGCTGAAGGGGTTGGCGTAGGCGTGACTGCAATAGTTGGGGTAGGCGTCGGCGTAACTGAGGTAGGCGTAGGCGTCGGAGTGACACAACCATTGAAACAATTCGATCCCATGACAACTGGTCCATCACCATATACTGTTCCTTGTCTTGCACAACTGATGTTATAGAACTCACCTTGTGCAACATATGCATCACTCAATATTCCATCACAATCCAACCATTCAACAAGTCCATTTGAAACTGCTGGTCCGAAGGTATAAGAGAAACATTGTATGCAAGCACATTCCACACAATCTGTAAATCCTGACACCTCATTATAATCTGTTTGTATAATGTAATACGGTGTGATTCCTGACACGCAAATTTCTGATTGAGTAGTTGGGTCATAAATTTTATAAGTCAAGCCAGTGGTCTCTAATGAGGCATTGGTTGAATTGAAAATATATTGTGTTGTTGTGTTACATCCTGTTGCTGCATATACAAACTCTCTGTCTTCACCTGGCTCTTCTTGTACGATTGTAAATGCTGTTCTTCCTGAGCAACCACAATCAGAATATACATTGACAAGATTCTGTGTATAAGCAGTTCCAATGAAATATTGATTATATGTATAACCTGAATTGTACTGTCCGATCTGCACATTATAACAACCCAAATAGTTGGAATCTGTGTCATATAGTTTGACATAGTTTCCTGCGTATGCATATAGGTGGTAATTGAGATCAGAATTTGAATGTAGTTCTGATCCACCAGCACATGGAACAAGATCATAATAAAGAACTCTGTGACCAGGGTATTCCTTTGTGAGTTTGATTAGTTCAATGTCACAAATCGATGGTTCGGTCATGTTATAGTTCGTGATCCTATTGATTCTAAAATATGTGTTGTTGATTAGAATCTTTTCATTCCATCTCAGATCTTGAATCTCTTGTGGGTATAAATAAATCTTGCAAGAATAGATTTTATTCTCGGCTGAGATTAGATCATCAACATATGGTTTGTAATAGATGTCATAAAGATCCTCAGAAGCAAATACAAACTCACTTGGGGTGATGTCAGTTCTGTCTTCCCCTCTATAGTTACAATAATGTGAGAATCCTGTATATGCAAATGGGTATGTTGTAAATCTATTAAGGTTTGCAAATCTGTCTTGTTGCAATCCATCCAAATACCAGTATTGGAATGGTGATCCAAAGAATAGTCCACCACAAGTTGTACCAGTATTTGTTACAGTTACAGTTGGGTATGGGTAGCAAATATATGGGGCTCTCAGAGATGTTGGATCAGCACAAGTATTGATTGTATTTGACCCTACTGATGGGTAAAACACTTGTTGAATACCATCACAATCATTGTAATAAACAGGACAAGTTGTCGTTGTTGTGAATGTAATACCTGATGAACATACTGATGATCCTGTTGTAAATCCGGATGATGCAACAAAACCATAGTTGTCCACTGGTAATGTTGGTCCTCTGAATATTAGTTTTGGTAATACTTTGAATGGAACAAAGGTTTGTTGTGATTGACCATCCTTGTCAACAGTTTTTACTTTTGACATTGAACCAAGAGTAAGAAGTGGTATGTATGCATTCTGTATTGTAATGTCAATCGGTGATGAGAACAAATAATCGAACTTTGTTATTGTGTCCTTGTATTCCAATCCCAACTTGAATTTGTCTGTTCCAAATGTTCTATTGGTTTGTGTTCTGAAGTCCTGATTTGCATAGTCCTGATCAAGTCTGAATTCATATTGTAATGTACCATTCAAAAGTGATGTTGTTGGGTATACAGATTGCAATTGTGATGCATCAACCTTTGTGGTCCAATCAAGAACTCTTCCCTTTCCAATGTAGTCAATAATAGGTTCAACAATAAGTGATCTTGGTTTGTCAGGATTGGGGACCATGACCAAGTTAAAATATTTGTTGATCGATGTTATGAAATCTAATTGAGTATAATCATTGTCAGGGAATTCAAGTCTATAGTCAACTTGTGATCCTTGAGGAATGAATCTTGGTGCTGTAATAATCTCAGCAGAAAAATTATTTACAATAACACCATCACCGATGAGTAAGATCTGCATGTTTGATGTACCAGTGAATACGAATTGTTGATCAAATGAAACTGTTGTATTACCTGAACAGAATACAGATGAATAAAGTGTTGTATTTGCAACACCATCAGAAAAAACAACATACAAATAAGGGTAATTGATCGATCCACAAGTGAATTGTGGCAATACTTCAAATTGGAATCTCCATGTGTATGTTGCAGCAAATTCACCAGGTATTTCAAGTGTTGTCGTATTTGCAGAGAATCCAAGTGTGTTACAAGTTACACCCGAAGATGGATTTGTATATGTTCCAAATAAATCAGGAGTGATGTTTTGATTGACATACTTGTAGCAAGGAATGATTGCATTTCTTGGGTATATTGTTTCATCCAAGTATTTCATCGGCATATAGAAATGCTCGAAGTAACTTGTGTTGAAAAACTCAGATTGAATTTCATAACCAGCATCTCTGCAAATGGATTCATAAAGTGCTTTAACCTGAATGGTTGGTTTGAAATAGAAAGAATTCACCGGTGTTCCTGAGAAATCGAAGAAACCAGATTGTGGAACATAACTTGTTGTTCCTGCTGAAGTAACAATTGGTGTGAATTGTACGAGGGGTGAAACATTTGAGTTTACAGTTGTTCCTGTAAGGTATTCATAACCGATGTTATAAAGTCCCCACATTGTTCCACCTGATTGGTAAGAATAATTTGTTGCTCCTGTAAGAACAAACAAATTCGGATCGAGTTGTGACTCAAGTGTTACTGCTTGAGTATAAGGATGTGTTAGACCTGACAGATCTGTATTGAACAAATATTTGTCACCAATGTTTGCTGCCAGATCACCGACTTGATTATAGAAAGTAACTTGGTAGATTATTTCATCTTTGGCTATGGACACACCATTCATTCTTATGTGTCCTTGTAATATTTCATAACCATCCCATAATAAAACTGATTCAAACTTATTGTTTGGATCAAAGTTTACAGGAATCGCATTTATGTCATAAAAGAAATTGAAGATCTGATTATTATTTTTTGAACCAGGAACTGAGAATGCTTTTGAGAATGCTGAATTCTTTTTGGTAATGTCTTGTAACTCCGCAAAAGAGAGTGAGAGAAGAACTGGTTCATCTCTATAAAGATCCAAAAATTTGTACTCGCCCTGTACTGTGACTCTAATCTGTAATGCCATTATATTGGTAATTCAAATCTTCTATAAGGTGTTTGTTTAAGTTCAATTGTATATTGGAAAATGTGTTCGTATTTCTGTTCAAATACTTTTACTTCTTTATTTAGAACTGTACATGGAATCAAATATGGATGAATAATTGATTGACCATTTATTGGTGTCCAATTGTCCATGATCATGTAAACATAAGGGGACAATAATAGTTCCTCAATAATAACAGCATCATTCTGTTGAACAAAGTTTGAATCGACAGTAACCAATTCATCTGCTTGACCAAAGAATACGGTCTCAAGAGAGTCATAGGATTGTCTATTCCATACTGTTGTATTGAGAGTTTTATATTGAGAATATACCTTACGATCAGGGTTATATTTCTTCTCATTTTTCTTTGTGAATGTATAAGTGTCCCAAACCCCATTTCTATTCATAAACAAGAAAGAGATTGGATCATTGAAACATTCTTCTCCGACCATTTTATATTGAACGATTTCTGAAACACCAGAATAGTAGTTGTAATCACAAGATCCTGAACTTAAAAAGATCGCAACATCAGATTGGGTATACATATTTGGATTCTGCTTCCAAATTCCATAAGCGATCCTCTGATTCAAATAAGAATAGTTGCCGTATGGTTTTGTTGTATATGTTATGTCAGATGAACTTGCGATCTCATAATTCATCTGATTGTTGTTATTGAGTTTTTGTAAGAATGTAATTGACTTTGCAACATTCGAGTTGTTATAAAGTGGATTCTCACCAAACATGAATCCAACAACAATTGGACATTTGTAATAGTGAGTTCTATAACGAGTTTGGTACACAGATCCACCAGAGATTGTCATTGGGATTGTTTCATTACCATAAGCAGCCATGAATTGACCTTTGACATTGTAAGGATTGAATCCTTGATCCATTGCAAAATCAAAAACTCTATAGTTCCAATAGTTGTATTTACCACTTAGATTTCCTGAGTCATAGTAATAATCAAAGTTTGGATTGTTTAAAGCGTAACCAAATCTTTTATTGTCTTGAACACCAGGCCAAACCATTACTCCATAAGGCTGAGTTTCTGCTGAATATGGGGAGATGATGTTGGTTATTTCGTTGTATGATGTATATGCTGAATAGTTTGTTGGTACAATGACTTGTGTGGTCCCACCAGAAGTGAATTGGACCCCGAAAATTAGACGATATTCGTTCACATGGTATATGTTCTCAAAACCTTCGTAACCCCCGTTAAAACCGTTTGAAAATGCAATATAACCTGGTCTCTCAGATGCTATTGTTGCCTGTGATGTATTGGCTGTGATCGACATCGTTGATGATGTATAAGCGTTTACCAAATATGGATCGTTTCCTGCTCCACCAGTTGTTCCTGTATAGATCATGTCAAGGTTTCTTGGATTACCTTGAACAATATTTCTAATTACGGTTTCCACATTGAATATGCAGTTTCCAAATTGATTGGATGGAACAAGTAGTCTTCCGATCTTTCCTGATTCTTGTGTTGTTCCTGATGTGCTATTTGGACCCATGTCATTGAGGTATGGGTTCTTATAAATGTCAACAACCAATCTTATGTCAGTATAAGCAGAATAGTCATTCAGGGCAACATTCCATGTATGATCAGAATGTGATTCTGTAACTGAGAGTGGTTTTTGTAATATTTTTAAATCTAAACTCATATTTCAATTATTGATGGGAATTCTTTGGTAATAACTTTGTCCATAAAGTTTTCAACATCTTGACCAATTGCTTCATATAATGCTTCATACTCTTGTTGAAACTGAGCAGGTGGGTTTTCAAGAAGTGCTTCAAATGAGTCATACGCTTTGTCATAAATATTACTTGGAACAATACCATACTTGTATATGTTTGTTTGTATTGCAAAAGCAAGTGACAAGTTTGGAATAAATCTTCCCCTTTTATTTCTACCTTTTATTCCCCTTATTTTAATCCAATCAAGTAGAGCAGGAATGGGGACCTTTCCTCTTCTTGGTCTTCTACCGAGATTCACAGCCTCGAAATAATCCATATAGGTTATTACGAGTTCATATTGACCTGGTTTGTTTTCTACAACTGTTGCGGTGAGAGAGTTTAATAACTGACCTGAAGCAACTTTATTTGACTTTCCTGATGTTGGTTGTGATCTATTGTAACCAGGAGCATAGGGGTAAATCTTCTCTTGTAATTTCTGTTTATAGAAATTGATGAAAAGAGTACCGAGTCTCTGAAGTGCTGCTGGTGTTAGATCCCACATATTATTTTACACATCTTAAAGCAAATCCCAAGTTGTAAGCATTCACACTTGTGTTTATTGCCCCATCCGCAGTTGTAAATTGTGTTGCAAAATTTGTTGCTGTCATTGGGTAGTTTGGAGTAGCACCATTCGTTCCAATACCAGGAACCAAGGCATTACCACTTCTGTTCCTAACCACACCCAACATTGAACTCACTATTGAAGGAAAACCAATACCTGTCGAGTTTGAAACACTATACCTCACAGTTGGTGTTACACCTGCATTACTAATCTTAAATACCATATAATACCAACCACCGCCTGATCCTGAGAATGAAAGTGTTGATGGTAAATTGGTTTGTATAATACCTGACGCTCCAGGACTTGTTGAGAGAGTTATACCTGACATAATAAGATTATACGGAACAACACCCATTGTATTTGAATATTGTAAATCATAAAACGCAACATCAATTACATCTGAACTTGTTGTTGCACTTACGATTTGGTAGGTGATTGCAGAATATGCGTATTGACCTGAATCATAAAAAAGACACGCATATAATTTATTTTGTTGATTCGCTTGAGGGGTCACACCTGTTGAAAGAAATCCTGGTCCCATATAGTCGGGTGTGAAATTTACCGATGAATTCATTGGGTAAACATTAGGAGCGGTCAAGAAATTCGTTGCGATTCTCGCACCTGTATTGTTCCCCAAACCATCTTGAATCTGTTGAGGTGTTGAAGTCACACCTGATGTTGAGTCGGCCAATTTCAATAAGCCTTGGTATGTCGATTGTATTGTTTGTCCACTTAAAGTAGGCATATGATTTTGTTTTAATTTTTAATTTATACTGTATTCCATAATCCTGTTTGATCTTCCCAATCCACATTTGTTGTGTTCCAAATTGCTCCACCACTTGGAGGTGTTGATGAAGGCGTTGGTGTCAACGTAGGCGTAACCGATGGTGTTTGTGTATTCGTAACAGAAGGTGTTGGGGTGCTTGTCTCCGTTGATGTAACAGATGGTGTATTCGTAGGTGTTTCTGATGGTGTTTGTGTTTGTGTTACAGATGGAGTGATTGAAGGGGTAGGTGTATTTGTTTGTGTTGCTGTAATAGAAGGTGTTGGGGTGCTTGTCTGAGTAACGGTAGGCGTCGGCGTCGGTCCGATCGGTAGTATTAGATCCACAGGACAAGGACATCCACTAAGTGTATATGACAGAACATCGAATGAAACAACATCTTCACCTGGCAAGAATACAGGAGCCAGATCAAATTGATGTTGATGTTGACCAGAATTAATTGTTTCTTGTCCACAATAAACTGTTCCAAGTGATCCATATGCACATCCTGAAATAATGTAATTACAGTTTGCAGTTGCTGGTGATGTATAGTTCGGTTGATTCCAAAGAATGAGTTTGAACTTAGCATTGTTCTGTAATTGTACTTCCAAGTATTGAGTTGTTACAGGACAAGTTGGAGTAGCCGTAGGTGTGCTTGTAACGGTTGGTGTCATTGTACTTGTCGAAGTAACAGTTGGTGTGATCGTATTGGTTGGAGTAACGGAAGGGGTAGGTGTATTTGTGCTCGTAGGTGTTTGCGTTGGCGTCGGCGTAGGGTTCTGTGTTGGGAATGGACCACTCATGTCATTGAATGCTGCATCACAACGATCAAGAGGTGTCATGATCTTGATTCTAAATGTACCAGTCCAACCAGCAACCATGTCTTGGTACTGCTCAATAAATGGAACACATTCTACAGCATCATCTAAATAATAATTTTGATTAAAATTACCAAGTGAGTCTGTAACACTAAGTCTAAACTGAGAAATAATGTCATCAAGAATCTGATTGGTGTCAGAAAGAACATCAATCATATTGTCAAGATCTCTTTCAAGAATGTCTGCAACAATTACATTGAACTCATAAGTCATGAATTGCAGTTCTTGTATTGCTTGGTTGGGGACCACAAACATCAAAGGGTAATACGGTGCTTGGTTGTCAACATTGATTTCTTTGTCCCTTGTGTCAGTCAAATAACCAAACTCTTCAGCATCACCAAATCCAAATGAATTGATTTGTTTGTGATGATCTGCAAGTAATCTGAAATCATCTATAATCGATTTAAAATTAATTCCTGCATGGTATATTGGTGTTCCTGTAAAGACATTGAATGCTGCTGCACATCTGTCAAGAGGTGTCTTTGTTTTGATGTTGATTAAACCAGTCCAACCATTTGTTAGATCAGTATACTTCTCCATGAATGGTGTACAAGTAACTGTGTCATCCAAATAATACAAATAATTGAAATTACCTTGTTGATTTGTTACAGAGAGTCTGAATTGACTTATAACATCATTGAGGATTTGTAATGTGTCAGAGAGTGTGTCAACCTCATTTGCAAGATCTCTTTCAAGAATGTCAAGTGAGACAACATTGAATTTCCACTCTTTGAATTGCAGATCATTTGTAATATTTCCTGGTACAATGAACAACAATGGAAAGTATGGTGATTGTGCATCAGGATTGTCTTGCTTGTCTCTTGAGGTTGTTAAGAATGAAAGTTCATCCACATTTCCCAAACCAAATGAATTGATTTGTTTGTGTGAATTGGCTAAGTATTTTAGATCATCGGCAATGGTCTTAAAATTTATTCCATAAACCGGTAATGGTGTTGAACTTGGTTGTGGTGTTCCCGAAGGAGTGGGTGTGTTTGTGGGAGTGATCGATGGGGTTGGCGTATTTGTGGCTGTCACAGTTGGTGTTACTGTGCTCGTTGGTGTTGGCGAAGGTGGGATCGGTGAAGCAAAATATTTTTGGTAATAATAATCGTAAGTGTTGGTCATCTCTGAATCCTGCAACTTGCGATCATAGAATAACATTTCAGTTATGTATAAACCTACATCACCTCTATAAATTTCAAAGATTGGATTGGTTGCAGTTGCGAGATTCGAACCAGTAATAGCAGATGAACTAACAAGAGTTCCATCTCTCCAAATCTCTTGCACGAAATCTGATCCTGAGTTATAAACTCTAACTGACCAAACATACCATTGGTTGGTTGCTCCTGATGCTAATGTTTGATCGAATGATGGGGTCCCTGAAAGGTTTCCATACCACTGCACTGCTTCAAGTCCATCCGTTCCTGAAACAATTTCTTTTGTATTGTGGTAGAACCATCTATAACCTTGTGTTTCTCCTGTGTAGTTTGTAAAATTGTCAGAGTTTAGAACTATAACATCATAGTTGAAATCTGTTTTGGTCATGAACCATGCAGTGTATTCTGTGAATGATCCATAGTCCCCCAACTTATTGGAAAGACCAGTACATCCACCTTGACCTGTTGGTGCTCCTGAGATCTGCAATGTTCCTGGATTTGTATATGCTGAATAATCGTATTGCATATACTGACCTAAAGTTCCTTCGAAATAAAGGGAGGGATTTGCGAGGTTGGTTGCCTTTACAACAGCAACACCCGATCCTCCACCAATTACAAGTGAAGATTGGTCGGTGAAATCAACATGCCATGTTAAACCTGATGTTATTAAACTCATCGTTGTTGTTCTTTTATTTGTCTTTCTTTTTCTTTATTGAGGTCCATAAGGAAAGAAAGATGATTAAGAGCAGCCAGAAGGGGGAGGTTAGTAACAGAATCAATCTGCCAAACTTTGTTTTCTGCAAGGAAACTAATCGCTGTATACCACTTCCAAAACCCTGCAAAACTATTTTCAGTCTCATCATCTGCCACAATATTGGACTCTTCAAATAGAGTTCCGAAAGATTGGGTAATGCTCTTCCTGAATTCAACAAAAAAAAAACTGCTCCCTCAAGGTATTTGATGGGGAGTTCTTTCATTACTTCAATTCTTGCTTTGAAATCTGATTCACCATATTTTATTCCATCTTCTGTATACAAATAGGCTGCGAGTTCATGTAAGTTTGAAACTCTATATGATTCCTCTTTATTGAGGAATGTGTCAATGTCCACGAATTGACCAAATGAAATCTTTGTTACATCAACAAAATTATATTTGACCCCAAACAGTTCAATGTTCTTGAATAATGTTTTCTGATCCTGATTCATGAATTTATACAACTCATGTCCAACCTTCCTGATGGTTGTTGCATCCTGATCCATGATCTCACCTTCTTTTATTCCTGTTACTTTGGAAATCATTCTCACATACATCTCTTGTTCATCCAAAATGTCCTTGAGTTTCATAATGTCCATCCACATAGAAATGGTTGGTTCTTTCACCTCATATTTTTTTCCATTGTAATCAATGAATTTGGTCATACTCATAAATATTGTTTTTAGTATACATATACTCCTGTGTCTCTCGCCACCTTCATCTCGAGGACATAACGAATGCCATCGAGCAAGTGGTTTGAATCATCCACAGGTTCATCAAGATTATTATTGTTCTTGTCAACCTTCCAAACATATTGTTGAAGTTCATTTTGTAGATTGATCGATTCTTTATGTACATAGAATTTTGATCTCTTGATTAAATCAATTCCATGTAGGATTGAATTCTTCTTTACTGGTTTTGCATTGATCCCTTCCCTTTTTAATTCTGCTATTGCCTGTGGGTTTGCTGAGTCACAAATAAAATCATCATAAAGACTCACACCAAGATCCTTGATCTTATAAACAAGATCGGGGATGGTTACATTCTTAAGGTATAACATTTCCTCACAATAGATTGAATCACCAAGTTTGTGGACTTTTACCAGTGCTGAAGGATGTGAGTAACCCCAATCCAATCCGTAACCTAAAAGTTTTGCTTCCTTTGGTAGTTCCTCATATGTCTCTTGATGATTAAATACAACTCTTGTTGGAACACCTTTCTGTCCAAGACCAAATACTCTCCATAAGTTTTGATCTCTTTCTCTTAGTTTTTCGATCTCATCAATTTGTTGTTGTGGTAAGAATGGATTGTCTTTGTAAGTAACGATTCTATAGAATGTGTCCTCTTGTTTTTCCATGTCATAGAGGTAAGAGTTCCATAACGATGGATTGAAGTCAAGGATCATTCTCTCTGATGTTCTCAATGAAAGTTGTACATACTCATCATAGGTGATCTCTGTTGCTTCATTGACAAAACAAACATCTCTTTTTCTACCTCTGATTTTTTCTTCTGAATCGAGTGAGAACCATTCGATGATGTTGGTCCCGAGTTGGTAATAACCATCCACAGAATGCCAGTCTTCTTCTTTGTAGATCTCAAGCA